GATATAAAGATTTCACTGGATTTAATTTTTTTAATCCTAGTTTAGGATGGAGCTCTGGACCAACAGCACTAAATCTTGCCACACAACACCAAGCTGATGAAATTTATATATTTGGATTTGATTATGAAGGTAACACTGGCCTCTTAAACAATGTGTATGCAAACACACCTAACTACAAACGATCTGAAGAGCCAGCAACATTTTATGGTAACTGGACTAGACAAACAGAGACCGTAATAAAAGAAAATAAAAAAACTAAATACTTTCGAATAGTGGAAAATAAATTTTATGATCCACAATGGCATTATCCAAACTTTAGACATATAACTTATGACAATTTACGTGAAGTTATGTTGTCTTGGAGTAAAAATGCCTAGAATCATGCCATTATAACACATATTTCGTCATAATATGTAAATATTACTGACAGCTCACAATCTATAGGAGATTTAAAAATGACTGACCGTTCAAAATTTGAGCAGATGCTCGAACATCTTATTAATGAAGATGAACAAAAAGCTAAAGAATTATTTCATGACATCGTGGTTGCAAAGTCACGTGAGATTTATGAAACTCTAATTTCTGAAGACTTTACTTCTGAAGAAGAAGAAATGCCAGCTGAAGAACCAGCAATGGAAGCAGGCGATGACGAATTTTCCAGCGATGACGCAACTGATGATATGATGGGCGACATCGAGGGTGGTGACGAAGAAGAAGGTGGCGACATGGGTGGTGACGACGTATCACTAAGTGGTGGTGACGTTGATGAACTACAAGACCGTGTTGTAGACCTAGAAGATGCATTAGATGCATTACGTGATGAATTTGAAAGCCTAATGGGCGGCGAAGAAGGTGGCGATGACATGGGCGGTGATGACATGGCAGACGCAGGTATTCCAGAAATGGGTGATGAAATGTCACAAGAAATGCCAGCAATGGAAGTTCGTGATGATGATGACGAAGATGACAACAACAATACCGACGAAGCTTTCATTCGTGAGTATGTAGAAAAAGTTACAGCAGCCAAAGGCGGCGACAACGGTGCAAATGCAAAAAGCATCGTAGCTAAAAAGAATGACATGGGTGGAACAAGTGCAAACCTAAACAAAGCATTTGCTGACAACAGCAAAGGTGGAACACAAGGTGGTTTACTTAACCCAAGTACTAAAGATTTGAATTCAGGTAACGTAAATGTTCCTGGAGGCAAAGCAGGCGTGAAGCACTTAAAAACTGTTTCAGGCGGACACGGTGCAGAGAAGAAAGGCACTGGTGACAACGGCGCAAATACCAACAGCCCAATTAATGGTGCTCCAGGTAGAGCGAAGTAATTAGCATATGCAAAAGATGAACTATCTTCGTGAAAACCTCAGCTTTGACCAAGCCCGTATGGTGGTTGAGTCTGAGGGTGAAAACGGGAAAAACTTGTACATGAAAGGTATCTGTATACAGGGCGGCATTAAAAATGCTAACCAACGTGTATATCCTGTAGACGAGATTGAGCGAGCTGTCAAAACTTTGAACGATCAAATTACTGGCGGATATAGTGTACTAGGCGAAGTAGATCATCCAGATGACTTAAAAATTAATTTGGACCGTGTTAGCCACATGATTACTGAAATGTGGATGGACGGTCCAAATGGCTATGGAAAGTTCAAGATTCTGCCAACTCCAATGGGCCAACTAGTGAGAACTATGTTGGAATCCGGCGTAAAGTTGGGAGTTTCCAGTCGAGGCTCAGGTAACGTCAGTGGTGACGGAACTGGAAGAGTCAGCGATTTTGAGATTATCACAGTAGATGTGGTAGCTCAACCCAGTGCACCAGGTGCATATCCAACACCAATTTACGAACACTTAATGGGAACAAGAGGTGGTCTTAATGCCTTGCGTATAGCGCAAGAGGTGAAGGGTGACCCTAAAGCACAGCGTTATCTTAAAGAGAGCTTATTAGGTATAATAAGCAAGCTCCAATAAAAAGGAGAATCACATGTTGGATGTTTTAAAAAATCTATTTGAGAACAATGTGATTTCTGAGGAACTCAAAGCTCAGATTGAAGAATCATGGCAAGCTCGTGTAAACGAGAACCGTGAAGCTGTCACTCAAGAGTTAAGAGAAGAGTTTAGTCAACGATATGAACACGATCGTCAAGTGATGGTTGAAGCCATTGACCGCATGGTCAGTGATCAACTAGCACCTGAAATTGCTGAATTTATCGAAGACCGCGCTCAGTTAGCTGAAGCTAAAGCCAAGTATGCAGTTAAGATGAAACAAGATGCACAGGTTATGAAGGAATTTGTAACTCGTCAACTAGCTTCTGAAGTAAAAGAATTGCATGAAGACCAAAAAGTCATGGCTGACAAATTCTTCAAACTAGAAGAATTTGTAGTAGAAGCACTAGCCAATGAAATTGCCGAGTTTTATAAAGACAAGCAGGATCTAGCTGAAACGAAAGTTCGCTTAATCCGTGAAGGTAAAAAACAACTTGCTGGTATTAAATCTGAGTTTGTAAGTCGCGCAGCCAAGATGGTTGAATCTGTAGTTGAGACTAGTTTGAAGAATGAACTAACACAACTACGTGAAGACATTGACGCCGCACGTAAAGCAGACTTTGGACGTAAAATATTCGAAGCTTTTAGCAACGAATTCCAAACAAGTTACATTAATGAAAAATCAGAAACTGCAAAATTGCTCAAAGTCATAGACAAAAAACAATTTGAGGTTGTTGAGGCACAAACTGTTGCCGTGACAGCACAAAAAATTATAGAAAGCAAAGAGGCAGAGATCCATGCATTGAAAGAAAGCATGGTAAGAAAATCAACCATGAGTGAACTATTGGCACCGTTAAATTCGGACCAAAAAGAAATCATGGGTGAATTACTAGAAAGTGTGCAGACCGCAAAACTGCATGACAGTTTTAACAAGTATTTGCCTACAGTAATTGAAGGTAATGCTCCGCAGAAGAAACAGGCTCTTGTAGAGGCAAAAGAAATTACAGGAAATAAAATTTCCAACAGCAACCGTAGCAGTGAGAACGACAATAACATCGTTGATATTCGTCGACTTGCTGGACTAAAAATTTAAGGAGAATTTAAATGTCAGAACTACTACACGGCCGTTGGCAGGAAACTAAAGAGGCCCTACTTGAAGGCCTACAAGGTACCAAGCGCACAGTTATGTCAACTACTCTCGAGAACACTCGCAAGTATTTGTCAGAATCTGCTTCAACTGGTTCTACTTCTGCCGGCAACGTCGCAACACTAAATCGCGTGATCCTTCCAGTGATCCGTCGCGTTATGCCTACCGTTATTGCTAACGAGTTAGTAGGTGTACAACCAATGACTGGTCCAGTTGGTCAAATCCATACACTACGTGTTCGCTACAGCGATACACTAAGTGGTACATATGGTGCTACTGCTGGTGAAGAGGCATTGAGCCCATTCAAGATTGCTGAAGGCTATTCCGCTAATAACGGTTCAGCTGTAACAGCCGCAGCCACAGCAGCCTTAGAAGGTTCTGCTGGTAAGCGTATGTCTATTCAGATCTTGAAACAGACAGTTGAAGCTAAGACACGTAAGTTATCAGCTCGCTGGACGTTTGAAGCTGCTCAAGATGCACAAGCCCAACAAGGCATTGACATCGAAGCAGAAATCATGGCTGCTCTAGCTCAAGAAATTACTGCTGAAATCGATCAAGAGATCATTTCTTCATTAACAACTTTAGCTGGTACACAAAACCGTCAACAATACGACCAAGCTGCCGTTAGCGGTACAGCAACATTCGTAGGTGATGAACATGCTGCCTTGGCAGTTATGATCAACCGCGTTGCTAACACCATTGCCCAACGTACACGTCGTGGCGCTGGTAACTGGGCAGTTGTAAGCCCAACAGCATTGACAATTCTACAAAGTGCTACAACTTCTGCGTTCGCAAGAACAACAGAAGGTACTTTCGAAGCACCTACAAACACTAAGTTTGTTGGTACATTGAATGGCGCAATGAAGATTTATGTTAATACCTATGCACAAAACGATACAATCGTTGTTGGCTACAAAGGTACAGCTGAAAGTGATGCAGCCGCATTCTACTGCCCATACATTCCATTGATGAGCAGTGGTGTTGTTCTTGACCCAACAACATTCGAACCAGTCGTTTCATTCATGACACGTTATGGTTATGTTGAGTTGTCAAACACAGCAAGTTCTTTAGGTAACGCCGCTGATTACCTAGGTACTGTAACAATCAGTAACGCAGTATTCAGCTAATCAACATACCGCAAGGTTGTTAATTATGAAAGGACTCTTCGGAGTCCTTTTTTTATTCCAGCTAAATACATTGTAATGATTCACATAGGGTGAATTTTATGCGGAAATCCAACCGCGTACGGTCTAGAACGCCGTTATTCTTAAGGAGAACAAAATGGGACGTCCAATTAATAAAAGATGGTTTGGTACAACAGGTACTGGTACAGGTACCGGTTTATTCACAGGTAACAACTTGCCTATTAGATTTAAACTAGGCGGCACAGTTTACGAAGGTTACATTACTAAGCAAACAGGTAGTGACCGTTATAAAGTTAGCACTGACGACGGCACAACTGCTACAGGTACTGTATATTTAAAAAATGCAATTCTTCCAGCAAACAACGGTGAAGCAGCCTTAGTAGGTTTCTTTAACGGCAGTGCTACTCTTATTAGAGATCTAAGAAGTAGAATTGCTATTGATTATAGTGGTGTAAGATACAAGTGGACATTGTCAGATGACTCTACTGAAACATTAATTATATTAACAGCTATTTAATATGTCAAAAGTTGTCAAAGTACAAGACGGTAACTATCGCATAGTTACACAACTTAATGGTACAATTACTTTAGATACCGGGGCTCAACTCGGTAGCGTAATTGTTACGGGTGATTTGGTTGTATTGGGTAATACCACTACAGTTGATTCTGAAACTTTGACAATCAAAGACAACATTGTTTATATAAACGTAGGTGAAACTGGCAACGGCATCACACTAGAAAAAGCGGGACTTGACATTGATCGAGGAAATCGTGGGGTAGTAAGTTTTTACTACAATGAAAATTTATCTCATATTAAAAACGATGGTACGATTGGTGTTGGGTCTTTTAGCTTGATTCATAGTTCAGGCACTGAAGTAAATGAAATATCAGGATTAAATGTAGGTTCTCTAAACACTCAAATAACTGGTGGCTGGAGAGACTTAACAATATACACAGGTCCAAGTGTTGGTGGCGGAACAATTTCAGTTAGCGGAACACCAGATTACGAATTACGTGTCACAGATGATGATGACATTCCAAACAAAAAATTTGTTAACGACTATGTGGCAGCATCAAACGGATCTGCACTAGTTGACAGGTTTTATCGATATAACAGCTCAACCTCAACAGCATATAACACTGGTGGTAGATCATACGACACTGGCGCAGGTGATCCTGTTAGTAAGATTGTGTTTGAAGTTGACGGACAAACACAAGGGCAGTTTGATCTTACAGGGTTTAGTGTAAACGACATAACAATTAATGACACTGTAATATCAACTACAGTGTCAAACGCAAATTTAGAATTACGTCCAAACGGCAGTGGAGCTGTACAAGTAGAATCAGCACTAGCGTTAGCTAACTTGGGATCAGACCCAAGTTCAACTAGTGGACAAAACAAATTATATAGTAAAGCAACG